CAGCACATACATCTATTATACCTGAATTTATAGAAAAGATTAACCTAATGGGAGTTCACGAAGACTTTAGAATAACTAAGGACGAGATAATGAACTTGAAGACAGGTAGCTCTATAATATTTAAAGGTATTAGAACCTCATCTGGTAACCAAACAGCAGCACTTAAATCTTTGAATGGTATTACAACATTTGTAGTCGATGAAGCAGAGGAGCTTGTAGATGAAGGTACGTTTGATAAGATTGACTTTTCTATACGTTCTCAGTTAAAGCAGAATAGAGTTATTTTAATACTGAATCCAACAACTAAAGAACATTGGATATATAAGAGATACTTTTTAACAGAAAACGTCTTAGAAGGCTCTAATTTAACTCAAAACAATACTACTTACATTCATACTGACTATAGAGATAACAAAGACAATCTGTCTGAGTCGTTTTTAGAGCAGATTTATACAATGAAAAAGAAAAGACCAGATAAGTATGAGCATCAAATACTTGGAGGTTGGTTAAATAAAGCTGAAGGTACTATAATAAGAAAATGGAGAGTAGGAGATTATATTCCTACAGAACTAACTTGCTATGGTCAGGATTTTGGTTTCTCAGAGGATTTAAGTACGCTTGTAAAAATATCTGTAGATAAGAATGCCCGAAAAGTTTGGGTTAAAGAAATATTTGGTCAAAAAGGATTAAATACATCACAAATCTATATGAAGAATAAGTCAGAATGTGGTTTAGACTTAATTATATGTGATAATTCAGAACCCAGACTAATAAATGAGTTAAAAGTATTGGGTCTTAACATAAAACCTACTATAAAGAAGAAAGGTAGTATATTATCTGGTATAGCACTTATGCAGGATTATGAGATAATAGTAGATAGAAACTCTCACGGTATTATAAGAGAGATTAATAACTACGTTTGGAAAGATAAAGGAGAAGTTCCAGTAGATAAGTTCAATCACTATATGGATGCAATACGTTATGCTATGATGTACTTAATACAAGGAATAAACTCTGGAGTCTATACCATTAGGTAAGACGTTTAATATGAAGGGGTATGTTTAATATGAAGGGGTCTACTTCCAACCTTCCTCAATCCACCAATCACAATTAGGATATAAATCCAGTAAATCATTTACAACCTTGTCAATTAATTTTGGCGAGGTTTCTGTGTTTAATATGAAGGGTTTAAGTTCTGTTTTGGTTTGAATAAATAAAGTTTCCATTTGTCTTGTGTTTAATATGATGCCCTATGTTTAATATGATGGGGTGCGTTTAATATGATGGGGTAATTTTGTTATTTGTAACTATTCTAAATAGCTTATCTAGAATGAATATAAATAGTAAATTTATTTGGTTATGTAATATTTTTTTCATACAGCAAACATACAAAATACATATTCAAAAAAAGGCAAATAAAAATCGGGTTTTGCTTGTGTATTTAAAAAAATTGTTGTATTCGTGCGCACGTTCATTATATTAGTAATTTATACCCTTGTTATTTAGAATGAATATAAATAAAAAATAATATTAAATAAATTAGGTTTGTATTATAAAAGTGTTGTATATTTGTAGAGTAAAACAAAAACAATATTATGAAAGCAATTACAAGACAAGATTTTAGAGCATTAGAAAGCAAAGCAATACAAGGGTATTCTTGGTACATTAAAGGAGCTACATTGTCTCAGGAAGTAGCATTATATGAGAGAATAGAGAGAGACTTAAAAAAAATATATCAGATAGTAAAATAAAAGTACTATCTTTGACAAAACAAATAACATTAACTAAAAAATAAACAAAATGAGAAAATTAAAAGTAAACACAAAATTAACAATTAGAAAAGTAAATAGACTAGATAACATCGATAAAACTGGTTTAGCAATAGGTGTATTCTTTATCTTACCTTCAGTAATAGCAATAATAAACAATGTAATCGTTAATGGTTCAAACCTCATATAATATGAACGAAACAATACAAAAATTAAGAGAATATTTAAACCTTAATGATGATTGGTATATATCAAATCAGTTGGATATATTAGAGAAACAAATAGCTTTAGAAATTACAAAAGCAGAATTAAAACAAGTAACAGAATTAAACAACTTTATAAAAAAATAATATTATGACTTACACAAAAGAATTAAACTTAGTAGACTTTAAATTTTGGTCAGGTGCAATCCAGCACGAATTTACTTACAATGAGTTAAAGCAATTAGAGTTTATATTAGAGGATTTGTATCACGAAAAACCACCAACAGAAACAGAAATAAATGACTTGTTTTGGTTTGAAGATGAATTACTTTGCGAATGGTTAGGAATAGATTTTAATGAGTACGAAAACAGATAAAATATGAAAGCAAAAATAAGTATATCAACAGCGTACAAAATAAGCAAAAGCCAGAAAGATTTTTTTCTCTATAGACTAAGCAAAGACGAAACTAAAATAGTGGATTACTTACTTACTAACGATTTGAGCAGATTTAGAGACCATTTTAACAACAAATTTAGATTGGTTGAGGATATTAAAAAACAAATAAAAAACTTTAAAATAGAATTATAATTATGAACAACATTAACAATATTATCGACGCACATTACAACGAATTAGAGATTAACGATTTTGATTTCTACAATGATTTTAACAACAACTTTAATAACTAAGATATGAATAAAATAATAAACAACCTAAATAAACAGATAAAAGAATTAAGCAAACAAGATGACAAGCTAAGTGCTGAAGGCTTAGCCTGGTTTTCTTTAGATAGGGAAAACATAAGGGCTTGTATGAAGGATATTAAAAACGTTATTAAAACACTAGAAACAATTTAAATAAATAAGATATGACCGAACAAATAAATAACATTTCAAAACAAATAGAATTGACAAAAGACAAAGTGTATCAATCAAACAATATTATAAATATACTACACTTTTACACAAATATAAATAACAATTCTTCCGTATTAGAGATGCTTGAAGATGTTAAAAAAGAAGTACTACTTCAAGAGGAGTTAATCAAAGAAACTCTTTGTGATTAAACAAACAAATAACACCTATTAAATAAGCCTATATTAATTAATTTTAGTATAGGTTTTTTATTTAGATTGAAAATAAATAGTAAATTTATTAAAATATATTTGGTAGGTATGTAAATAAGTATTATCTTTGGTGTATAATTAAAAACTAAATATTATGAAAGCAAATATCAAATTGAACAGCAGCCAAGCATTAGACATCATAAATGCATTACAATCACAAATAGTTAATTTGGAAGAAGATATTAACGGAAGTTTTTTTCCAGTATGCGAAATTGAAAAAGAAGAGTTAAAAAGAATGAAAAATCTTGTATCAACTTTAGATTCTACATTTTGGACTGAAGACGGGGAGTTAAAATAACATCTAAATAACCAACCAAATAGCCTCCTTAATTGGAGGTTTTTTTATATACAAATATTTTGACAAATGTAGTAAGGGATATGTGAGAATATAATAGAGACTTAAAACCAATAAATAAACTCATATAACAGCCTATAATCTAACAATAATACAAACATACCAGATAAATAATTAAGTAGCTTAGAAAGGCTTAGAATAGACGTAATATGAATAAGGTATATTCTTATCAGCTCAATTAAATGAAATCAACGTGATACGAATGTTAGCTGTTCTTATTAGTTTAATTAAGTGAAATCAAACTAATACTAAAAAGGTTCTATAGGGGTTTTTTTATAATTTGTAACTACTTGATTACTAGTGTTTATAAAATAATTCTTGTCGCATATTTTCTCAAACATACGACAAGTTTTTATAATTATGTTATTTTGCATAATCTAGTATGTATCTTTTACAAGACTCAATACCTATATTCTTATTTCTAGAATTATACCATCTAATAACTTTACCTTTAGGGTTTGATACTATTAACTTAAATTTATCTACAGCTCTATGCTCTATTATTATTAAGTGTTTATTGTATGCTAATGATTCTCTTTTCATATCTTATATCTTTCTACTGTTCTTATTGTTACTTCCAATATATCAGCTATCTCTTTATTACTTATATTTGGTTTTAGATTTACTATCTCTCTAACCTTCTCTTTAGTCTTTACTTTAGCTTCTCTACTTATCTCTCTTATCTTAACATCTATATCTAGACTTCTTCTCATATCTGCTAAATACTTTTCTTGACGTTGTTTATATTCCTTACCCCAATTATATGTATTATGATGAATCCAAGACATAGGTTTGTTATAGTCTTCAAAGTTACTTATGTAATGTCTTTGCCAAACATTATCTGGTTTAGACATCCATACAAACTCATAACCATCATATATTACTTTATGGTTAGTTACTTCCTTTAGGTTCTTTAATTGTTCTGTAGTCCAGTTAGTCATTACTTAGATAGGTATGTATAGGTTAATGCTATAACACCTAGTATTGCTAGTCTGAATAAAAATACTAATGGTTCTCTCATACCAATGCTATTACTGTTAATATTATTCCTAATGCTACTACAGAAGCTATCATAAAGAATGTTATTACTCCTTGTAATGTTGTTGATTTATTTTTCATATCTTATTTGTTTTTATACTTGCTATATATTCTTTCTATGTCTTCTTCGTCAACCTCTAAGCAATTATTGTACATAAGCGTCTGTCTACCTACCACTCTAATATACTTATCTCTCCACTCAAATCTATCTAATTTCTCCATATCTTACCCTTTATTAATTATATCTTTTGCTAACCTTATAGCGTTTATTACTCCTCCTCTATACATAGCGTCACTATCTGGAATAGAGTCTCTTAAATCTTCTAATTTAACTATTAATTGTTCTATTGGTGTTTTCATATCTTATAATTTATTTGTTAATTTTGGTAAATTGCACCAATGAGTTACTTCTTCAATCCTAGTTCCATTCTCCGTAAGCCAATAAAACCTACCCGTATCTTTGAATTCTAAACCATCTTCAAGGTCATTCATCTCGCAAACGTGCCACATACGAATATCGTACATTTTTTTATCAACTCCATTTACTAAAACATAGTTACCATACTTTGGTAAATCACTATAAGTTTCTATCTTTTTAATATCCATATCTTATAATTTATTTGTTAAATGTCTTTCTAATCCTGCTAATGCCCTCCAGCATACTTTAGTTAAGTGTAGCACTCCATCATCATCTATAGGGTTTATAGTATGGTCTATTAAGTGTCTAACTAAGGCATCATATTCATCTTTAGACTTATCCATATCCCAATGTAGAGGTTTGTCTGGATGGTGCTGGTCGTTCCCTACTTTACTACACTTAGCTACTTCTTTTAAAGCATTTGGAAAGTATTTTAATACTCCACTAAATACTGGCGTAGCTTTTCTATCTGCTGCTTTAGTTACTACCTCTTCTGTAGGCTTGTTAAAACCATTAAGCATATCTTGCTCATAGTTTAAACCACTATTACCATTTTGAGCTATAATTTTCATTCTTCTCTCGT